CGCTCAGTCCGTGAAGGGATTGCAAGGGGTGAAGGAATTGGTGAACTGGTTAACCGTGTTACATCAAACACTGCCGGCAATGCTGGTTTTAAAGCATTTGAGGCACACGCTAAAACATTAGTCAGGACTTCAGTTTCAACCGTGTCAAATCGCGCGGCTGAAATGGTTTGGGATGCAAACGATGATATCATATCTAATCTAAAATGGGTGTCTACACTTGATGGCAAGACCTCTGATATATGTATTGCAAGAGACAATAAGCTTTACACAAATGTAGACCATAAACCAATCGGACATCCATACCCTTGGGAGTCTGGCCCTGGTGAAATTCATTGGAATTGTAGGAGCCGTTCAGTGTCTGTTTTAAAAGACGCTGACGCATTAGGCATAGACAATACTGGAAAAACCAGAAAAGCCCGTAATGTCCTTGATGGTAAAGTCCCACAAGATACCAATTATGAAACATGGCTGAAAGGTCAATCAGTCAAAACACAAAACAAAGTCCTTGGAAAAACTAAAGCTGAACTATGGCGAAATGGTCAGGTGAAGTCCTTTAGGGATTTGGTTGATCAGACCGGACGCGCAAAGAACCTGTCAGAATTACCCACATTGAAAAAACCAAAGGTAATACCAAAACCAGCAGTTAAGCCAAAGATTGATAAAGTACCAACAATAGTTAAAAAAGTAAAATATGATGATCTTGCAATACCAAAACAATCAGTAACTAAAAAGATAAAACTAACATCTAATGAAGAAGCGTGGCTAAACGGATACACGGGGGATGATTTTTTAAAGATTAATAAAGGCTTAAATTCTGGAAACATTGACAGAATAAAAGGGAACGTAAAAGGTATTGATTCGGCATTAAAGAAATTTCCAGACTATAAAGGAAATGTAAACAGAACGGTAAATTTTAATAGTCAAAAAGAGCTAGATAATTTTTTAAGTGGATATAAACCAAACGGCCCAGTTAGATATGATCAGTATCTTTCAACTTCGAGTGGTGATTTATATGGTGGTGATATTGGGGGTAAATACAGGGTTAATATGGATATTAAAAGTAAAACCGGAAAAGATATTTCTAATTTTTCAAGAAACAAAACAGAGACAGAAGTTTTGTTCGGCAGGGGATCTCAATTTAAGGTAAATAAAGTAAAGGTCGGTGCCGGTAAATATGGTGAAACATTTATCACTATGGAGGAAATTTAATGCTAGATAATATTGCTCCTAAAAATAAAAGCATATGTGCTGTGTGCAAAAACTATAATTTTAAGAAAGCTTTAACATGCAGAGCCTTTCCTGACGGCATACCAGAAATAATACTTAACGGTGAAAACAACCATACCGAACCAATAAAAGGCCAAACAGAAAACTATGTCTTTGAAGAACTTAAGGAGAAATAATGGCTCATATTACAAGACGCGTAAAATAAACACTTGACAAAATCTGAAAATTCTTTATATATAAGTCATATGGCTAAACTGTTTAGTTTGTTAGATGAAATAAGGAATAAAGTAAATGAGATATTAAGAGACAATAAAAGCTTAATTTTAACTGTTGATATAGAAATACTTCAAGGATCGGTAAGAAATTGGAAATTTTTTAAGAAAAATAAAATATAAATAAACCGGATTCTTTTTAGCCCTTATACAGGATTCTTTAAAGCCCGATTAGACTTAACCGTCTTTTCGGGTTTTTTTATTTTTAAACATAAATTAAAAGGAAAATAAAATGTCAGAATTTAAGTTGGACGCACCTGAAGTAAAAAAGTTAGTTGATGACGCAGTTGCAGTAGCAAATCAGGAAGCTGAATTACGCATAAAAGACACCACCACAAAACTGACCTCAGTATTAAACGAGGTAAAAAGTCTTAAGATTAAGCTCAAAGACAACAACCCTGACGAAATCGCAGAGCTTAGACAAAAGATAAAAGACAGCGAAGACAAGAAGCGCCAGCAGACCATAGATGAAGGCTCAAAGGAAGAGGCAGTTAAGGAATTACAGGACAGGCTTGATGCCATGTTGGTTGTACATGAAAAAGATAAGGCCGAATGGGTAACTGCAAATGAAAAATTAACATCTTCATACGTTGGTAAAACGACAAAAGAAAAGGTATTGGAAGCACTTGCATTGAGGCAGGTATCCCCAAGAGTAATGTTAAACAACATATTACCGCTTGTTGAAACCGTTGTGGATGGTGAAAACTGGAACATGATTGTTAAAAACCCAGATGGAAGCCCCAGAGTTGACCCGGGAACGCAAACACCGTTTACTCTTGATAATCTTCTTGACGAGATGTCTTTAATGGATGATTTTGCTAAAAATTTTCCACAGGCGGGTGGCGGTGGTGCTCCCAATGGTGATGGCAGTAAAAATATCGGTGGTATTACGAAACTTTCTGATTTAAAAACAAGAGAAGACAAAATCGAGTATCAAAAGAAAAACGGTAAAGATGCAATGGATAAATTGATACTTGCAAACAATTGAATTTAAGAAATAAAGAGGTATAAAATGGCTACAGGTACAGGTTTAGATTTTAAGATTTATGACGAGTATGTTCAGACTGGTCTCGTTGAAGGTATAGTCCAGAACGTACTTGCATTTAACGGCGCATCTTCAAACGCGTTAAGGCTTGTTGTTGAAGCTCTCAAGGGTAATTATGATTACAATGCTTTTTTCCAGGATGCAACAATCATAGGCCGTAGAGATGTTGATGATTCTACCAGCGATGTTGCAGATACAAAGTTGACGCAGGAAGAGATTATAGGTGTAAAACTCAATAGAAGTTTGCTTCCTATCGGTATGACTCTTGATGCTTTTCGGAAAATTGGAAGTCCTAATGATGAAATGCTCAGCCGGATTGTTGGTGAAATGTTCGGGCCTAGACAGCTTCAGGAGAAGTTGAACGTTGCTCTTTATGCGCTGTGTGCTGCACTTGAGAACATCGGAACAACCGTAACTCATGACGGAACCGCTGCTAATATGACCCATACCGCACTAAACCTTGGTAATGCAAAAATGGGAGATCAGGCCGGTAAGATTATTTGTTATGTAATGCATTCTAAACCGTGGCACGATCTTATTGGTTCAGCAATGGTTTCTACCATCACAAACGTTGCCGATGTTGCAGTAAAAGACGGTAGCACTTTCGGCCTTGGTCGCAATGTTATTGTTACTGACAGTCCCGCCTTAATGAATGAGGACGGTATTTCTTCCGGTGTTTATAGTTACAACACCTTGGGTCTCGTAATGGATGCATGTGAAATTGAAGATTCTGAAAGAACAACCGTAACCAATCAGATAATCACCGGTAAGCCCAACCTTATTAACCGTATACAGGGCGAGTATGCATACAGCATTAAGGTTAAGGGTGTTCAGTATGATGTTTCAAACGGTGGTAAGAATCCTACCGATGCAACAATAGCAACAGCAACTAACTGGGATCAGGTAGCAACTTCAATCAAGTCTTGTCCAGGGGTATTAATTGAAACGAAGTAAGGATACCAGTATGAAAATAGGCTTGTTCTCAAAGGTAGATAGAAATATCATTACAGGTTTTGCAGATGGGGTTTTGGCTCTGGGTCATAGCCCTGTCTGGCAGAATCCTACTGCTTTCAAGGCTCGTGAAACCGTCAAAGTCAATCTTATAGCGATTTGGGGCGGCGCGGGCCCCCGCTCAAGAGAAATAATAAACACGTATAAAAAATTCGACATTAAATCCCTTGTATTTGAAGGTGGTTATGTTGGAGAAAACACCCATTCAATAAGTATCGGTCAGCATTACTGGATGCCAGACTTTGACTGCCCTTCAGACCGTATGAATAAATTCGGTCTTAAACTCACAAAAGAACAGAAAGAAGATGGATATATTCTGGTCTTAGGGCAATCAGCAGAGATCAACAGTCTGTTAGCAGAAAGGGTCCGGCACTTAAAAACCGATAGAAAAATAGTCTTCAGACCACATCCCGGCGTCAATTTTAGTCTTAACGGAATAAACAATATAGCCGGGTCACTGGATGAAGCTTTAGCGGGTGCTTATTGTGTTATGTGTCATACCTCAAATAGTGCTAATCAGGCACTTCTTAAAGGCATCCCGGTTTTTTGCTCAGAACAAAACATGGCTTCTGGAATTGCGAACACAAATCTTGACATTGAAAATCCTGTAATAATTTCAGATGCAAAATTGATCAATTACTTTTCGCGGCTCTGTTATGCGGTTTGGACTGAAGGAGAAATAAAAAACGGTAAAGCACTTGAATTTTATATGGCGGTTATCGAAGGAAACCCCCAGGTTAAAAAAGGTGTGACAAAAAGCGTTCAGGATTTAAA